CTGGATGGCAAGCGAGCTGATACCTACAGTGCGCGTCGCCTGGCCTCTCTACTGGTCGGTGTTCGTGAACTGAACCATCAAGCCTACGAACCGGTTAATGCGTCCCTGGCGCGTGAGCTGGCACGTTACACGGATTATGAGACCGGGTATCAGATGGACCTGTTCAGCAGCCTTATACCCGGGCAGGTGCTGAAACACGTCCCGCTGCAAAGCATTGCCCCAGAGCAGGTCTACGCTTCTGCGGTGGCGCAACCTTTTCAGGGGAGATTGCTGAAAGAGTGGGGCCAAAAGCTTGAATCCGATCGGCTGGATAAAATTACCAGTGCGGTGCGTACCGGATTTCTTCAGGGTGAAACCGTCGAGCAGATCGTGAAGCGCGTCGCCGGCACGCCGCAACTTAACCGCCAAGACGGGGTTATCAATGCCTCACGTCGTGACCTTGCTGTTGTTGCCCGCACCGCGGTGAACCATATGGCAGCAACGGCGCGCCAGGAGTTTGCACAAGCCAATAGCGATATCGTGAAGGCCAAACAGTGGTCTTCGACTCTGGACACCCACACCAGCCAGTGGTGCATCATCCGCGACCGCAAACTCTACTCGCTCGATGGCAAGCCGCTGGGCCATGCAATTCCGTATCTACGCGGACCCGGCAAAATCCACTTTTGCTGCCGCTCCTGCGAAATCCTGATCACTAAATCGTGGGAGGAAATGCAAATAGCCTCAGGCGAGTTGAGCAGCGCCACGCGCGCCTCGATGGACGGACAGGTGCCAGCGCATACCAGCTATGCCGAATGGCTAGCGAGGCAGCCTTACGCGCGGCAGGAGCAGGTTCTGGGCGTTACTCGCGCTCAGATGCTCCGTGACGGCAAAATCACCGTACCGGAGATGTTCAACGATGCTGGGGAATTCATGACTCTGGACGAACTGCGCCACGTGGATGCGTCGGCGTTTGAATAGGGGGTGTCATGCCTCAACTAATGGTTGGCCTGGCCTCAATTACTTTGGGGCTGGTGGCAATAGCCATTTCCGCACGAAGCATCTACGAAATGTGGAGCTTCATTAAAAAGCAAAAAAACAAATAGGTCGCTTCCGCGGCCTTTTTTTATGCCTGCCGCTGAGCGGATGCGACGCGGTGCCCGGGTCGGATGACCCATTAAGTATGGCCGGAAGGCTGGAGCAAAAACAATGAAACTGAAACTTGATGCTAACGGAAATGTGGTCGTTGAAAACGGCATGCCTGTGTACATCCATGATGATGGCAAAGAGATCCCGTTCGATGCGGTCGCAGCGATGACCAAAATCACCTCTCTTAATGGCGAGGCGAAAACTCACCGTGAAGCGAAGGAAGCGGCGGAAGCCAATCTCGCGAAATTCTCTGGCATCACCGACCCGGCCAAGGCGCTCGAAGCCCTGGAAATGATGACCAAAATCGACCAGAAAAAACTGATCGATGCTGGTGCCGTTGATCAGGTAAAGGCGGAGATCACCAAAGTTTTCCAACAGCAGCTGGATGAAGCGAACAGCAAGACCCAGCAACTGGAAACTCAACTCTACGACGAGATGATTGGCGGCCGCTTCGGTGGCTCTAAGTTCATTTCCGAGAAGATGGCGATCCCGACGGAGTTCGTGCGTTCCTACTTCGGTCAGAACTTCAAAATCGAAGAAGGGAAGGTTGTGGCCTACGACGGCCAGGGCAATAAGGTGTTCTCACGCACCAAGCCCGGAGAGTTAGCCAGCTTTGATGAGGCCCTGGAGTCTCTGGTCGAGTCGCACCCGCAAAAAGATTACATCCTCAAAGCGTCCGGTAACAGCGGCGGCGGTTCTCACCAGTCGCAGCACCAGGCCGGGCAAAAAACCATGAAACGCGGTGCGTTTGATTCCCTGGATAACGCTGGCAAGCAAGCAGCGCTGAAAGACGGCATCAGCATCGTCGATTAAATCGAAAGGAGCCATAAATGGCAGGCAATACCCTTACTGGTCTGATCCCGACCATCTATACCGCGCTGGACGTAGTGTCCCGCGAGCAAACTGGTTTTATTCCTGCGGTGGCGCGTGACGCGAAAGCGGATGCTGCTGCAAAAGACCAGACCGTACGTGCGCCAGTCGCACCTGCAGCCACCACTGAAGATATTGTCCCTGGTCCGTCAGCGCCTAACTCTGGCGACCAGACCATCGGTGGTGTGGATGTCAAAATCACCAAATCCAAAATGGCCCCGGTGAAATGGAATGGTGAAGAGCAATTGGCTCTGGGCCCGGCTGGTACCTACAACACCATCCTGGCTGACCAGTTCAAGCAGGCTTTCCGCGCGCTGGCGAACGAAATGGATGCAGACCTCGCTGCGCTGTACCTCAACTCCTCCCGCGCTGTTGGCGCGCCGAAGAATACCCCGTTCAGCATCAAAGACGATCTGACTGATGCTGCGTTGGCGCGTCAAATCCTGACAGATAACGGTGCGCCGACTACCGATTTGCGTATGGTGCTGGGTGGCGAAGCGATGGCATCCATCCGTGGTAAACAGGCTGTACTCTTTAAAGCGAACGAAGCGGGAACCGACCAGCTGCTGCGTGAAGGTGTTATCGGTCGCATCATGGGCTTCAACCTCCACGAATCCTTCAGCATCAAGCGTACCGCGATAAGCGCTGCTGCTGGCTATAAGGTCAATGGCGCGAAGAAAGAGGGCGATATCATCATCGCTATCTCTGCTGGCACCGGCGGTATTGCTGCAGGTACTGCGGTGAAGTTCGCCGGTGATGACAATCAGTATCTGGTCGTTGCGGCTACGTCTTCCACTATCACTATTAGCGCGCCGGGCCTCCGTCAGGATCTGGCAGACCAGGCTGATGTCACCGTGTTGAGCGAATTCGTACCGAACATGGCGTTTGACCGTGGGGCATTCCTGCTGGCCAGCCGTACCCCGGCGATGCCTGAAGGTGGCGATACCGCTGATGACGTCATGAATGTGACCGACCCGGTATCTGGCATCACCTTCCAGGTGGCGCTGTACCGCCAGTACCGTCAGGTGCGTTATGAAGTGGGTCTGGCGTGGGGTGTGGCTGCTGTGGCGCCACGTCATTCCGCCATCATTATGGGTTAACCCAGGGGGCTTCGGCCCCTTTGTTTTTCAGGAGGCCCAATGGCCGGATTAACCAAAGAGCAGCGCGCTCAGCGTGAAGCGGAAAAGCCTGCAGCTCAGCAGGCCGCTGATAAAAATCCTGCCCAGCAGGAACAGCCGGGTATTGAGCTGGTGGTCATGGTACGTGACACCCCAGAATTCCCTGGCGGCCCGCTGCGCGCAGATGTTCATCCTGATGAAGTGGATAACTGGCTCGCGCTGGACTGGCGCCTGGAGGAATAACCATGTTGGTTGCCGATCCCAACTCTCCAGGCTTAAACAGCTACGCCAGCGTGTCAGACCTGCGGGCATTTGCCGCCGGGCGCGGGTATAGCATACCTGCAGATGATGGTGAGTGCGGGCAGATGCTGATGCAGGCTATGGACTTTCTGGAAGGGAAGACCTGGCGCGGTCAGCGTTCAAGCGCATCACAGCCTCTATCCTGGCCGCGTTCCGGCGTGCGCTTCGATGGTGTTGACCTGCCGAATGATGCGATTCCACAGCGCCTGATTGATGCTCAATGCCGCCTGGCTATCGAGTCGCAGGAGATTGACCTCACCCCGTCGGTCGCTGGCGGTGGGGCGGTGACGATGGAGCGCATCGAAGGTGCGGTAACAGTCCAGTATGAGCCGGGAACGAATAAAGCTTCTCCGTCATTCCCATGGTTCTATTCCGCACTGCGCGGGCTTGTAGTGGGCGGCAACCAAGTCAGGGTCGAAAGGGGGTAGCATGGCAATCGACTATCGCCGCATGCGCGCTACGGCAACGCGGCTCCTGAAGGATAACGGCAAATCCTACCAACTGATCCGAGGCGGTACCACCACCCGCGATCAGTACGGGAAAGAGATTACCACCGCGCCTGTTATCGCGACCGTTACCGGCGTTATCACTGAATACTCAACTCGTGAAATCGACGGCTCTCTGATTGCTACAGGCGATAAGAAGCTGGCGGCCACGTTTGAAACTGAGGTGCGCATCGGTGACATCATTGATATCGACGGCCAAAAGTGGCGCGTGGTACAGCCGAATCCGGTTAAGCCGGCAGACGTGTTGATCTCCTATAACATCCAGCTAAGGACCTGATATGACCAGTTCCGTAAATCAGCCGTTCCTGGCTGCTATTCAGCTGTTCGTTGATGGCTCAAAACAGGAGATTGACG